ACCGCGCTTTATAATCTTCGCGCGCTCGCTCATTTTGGACGCCCCTAGTTGCGCGTCGTACGTCGTTGCTGATGCGTCCCCATGCGTTACCGTACTGCCAACGCGCCTAACTATAAAATTTACGTTGGCGGCGTTTAGTAAGGGCACGAATTCGAATTGATACGAAATCTTCACTCCGAGCGTTTCGGCCAAATCGTGCAACACGTCCCATGGCGTAACGTCTGCACGTCCCCACGCGTATTTGTCGATTGTTGCCGATATGCCACCGGTTATTCCCGCTCCTAATTGCGTAAAAGTAGTCTGATATATCAGATACATTTCCGCCGCGGTAAGATTGGCGCCGGCCGTTCTCGGCAATGTTTGTACCGTTTGCTTTTTCAACGTCAGCGCAGACGTAAACAGATTATCCAAACCGGAAACAAACGATCCCATCGGCCACGAAGCCCCGCTACGAACGTACTTAGCGTCGTAAAACTTAGAAAGCCCCTGAGCAAATAGTTGCATCATCTTATCGGTTTGGACCATAAAGGTATTTTCCGTTACCGCCTTTTGATACACGTTATAGCCGCGGCCCTGCACAATCAAGATGTTAAAGAATGCTTCGAAGGCGCGCGGGTATAGGTCCGAACCGCTCGTGACTATGTTACTGAAAAGCTCTTCGCCCGTCGCGTATTTCATCGAATGATACATAGCGTCCACAAGTTCAACCGCGTATTCGTATGTATCGCCAGGCCCCGGCTCCAAGTCAACGCCCTCGCTTTGCTCTTCGCATCCGACAAATTCCAAATACCACGTTATGCCGTTTGTTCCGCGATCGGTCCACAACCACCACGTGTTGCGCTTTAAATACGGTTCGGGCGGCAACGTTGTATCGTAACCATATTTCAAATAGCCCCGCATTGCAGACGGTAACAACGTGTAATTAAGACGTAGCGATAGTTTTTGCGGCGCGGATAGTCCATACGGCAAACCGTCGTTGTCGAATTCTGCGACATGTTCGCCTAATTCAATTAGAGCCGGTTCCGTTATATCCGTAACGGTGCCCCCGTAATTAGTATCCCATGTAAGGTATTCGAGCCGGACGTTCCACCCGGTTGCCATCGTCCTTGAAAATCGGTATTGCGGCATTGTTAGGAACGTTGTTTGTGTGCGAATACTACGGACAGTTGGCGCGTACCTTGTTGCGTGTTTAACGATTCATCCCATGACGTTATCGTTACGGGATATACCGTTCCTGTCGTCGATGGATAGGACCGCGAACCCGCGTCGATGCGGATGTACAGATGATCGTAATCGGTTGCAACGTTGGCAAGTGAAACGAGATCGTCCAAATCCTGCAAATCGCTAGCGCTTTGCGCGTTGTAATTGTACGGATAGGACAGAACGTCGAACGTACCGCGCCGCGTTAAAAAACCGATTTCATCGCCGCCAATATCCGTTACCTTTTCGGCCGTTATTTCGGGCTTTGCTTCGGGTTTGACAATGAAAGCCGCGACACTCGTTGCCGCCGTCAATGCCGTTATAGCACAGGTTCGCATTTTGTACGCGTCCGGCGTTGTCCCGGTTGCCGTGTTCGTGTTGCTACCGTAGATCGTTAGCTTCCAATTTGTAGCCGCTCCCATGTCTAACCTCGTATTCCACGAACGGCCGCCTTGCGACGATCGCGTTCGAATAGGTAAGTATCAAAACCGACGTCCAAAGCTACCGATTGCCGGCCGCTGAATCCGTTTGGCATGTTGTCGAGACGTTGGCGTATTGCCTGCAACTCCGCGCGCATCATTTGAAATTCAGATACCGGCGCGCCCGCGAAGCTATCGACGGTTCCGCCCTTATTGATATGCTCCAATAGCGCGCGGTTCTTTGACGTATCGCGAGCATTGATAACGAATTCGCGGCCGTGAACAACGCCCGCCACTTGTGACGTTCCGGCATTGCCAGTATAACCGCCTTCGCTGAATCCGGATAATGCAGACGAAACAAGGGCTTTTAATGCGGCTACGGCCGCGGTGCCCGCAACTATACCGAACGGCCCGGGTATTACCGATGCAAAGCCGGCTATGATAGTGCCCGCATATAGGTCTAACAATGATTGCACGGTAGTTGCGGCTATTGATTTCAGCGCCTCGCTTGCGGATTGCGAACCCGTAACCAATCCCGCCAATGCGGTACCGGCCGCAGTCCCGATTTGCAACAACGCGGCTTCCTGTTTCTTCGCCGCATCTTCGCTATTCTTTGTTTGCTCGGCCTGCAATTTGGATTGCTCCAATGCAGCCGCGTCGGCTATCTCTTTCTTTGCGCCTTCGTACAATTCCTGATTTGCAAAATCCGCCTGCCTTAGCGCCGCTAGAGCCGCGTTTTTGCGCTCTTCTATGCTTATCAGTTCGTCGGCTATTTCCTGATTTCGCGCGCGCAAACCTTCTATTGCGTCAATGTTTTGCTTTGCCGCGTCTAATTGGGATTGTGCCGTAGCCCGCAGGGCCTCCGCAATCAATGATGCGGTGACCGATGCGGATTCGCTACGTTGCTTGTCAATCTCCGCGTATTTCAGAGCGGCGCTTTGGTATGTTTCTTCGCCGTCTTTTACCGACTGAATCAGTTTTTCCAATGCTTCGTTTGACGCGTTAGTAGCTTCGGCCGATTGCTCAAACGGCGTCGAAAAATCCGCGCCCGCTATCGCGTCTTTGATACCGTATAACGATTTAACGTATTGTTCGGTCCCGCTTTTGTCGATCGCTTTTTTGATGCTATCGGTTACGTCCTTCGTTCCCTTGCCAATATCCTGAGCGGCCTTGTCATAAGCGGCGCGGAGTTGCAGAGCATATGCGTTGCCAGCCGTTGCCGGCAATGCCAGTAGTTCGCCCGTAATCCTTTGGCGCAGTTCCGCAGTTCTTTTGCGCGCCTCGTTAGCGTCGATTATACCGCCAAGTAATTCACTAGCGATCTTTTCCGCGCCGGCCTTGAATTCGGGCGTAGATTCTGCAATCGCATCAACCGTTGCAGATAGTTGGTTGTCAACAATGGCACGTTGCGCCGCGATAAGTTCAGACGCAACGGCGACGCCGCCCGCCTCCAATATCGCCCGTAGTCTTGCAACGCGTTCCTCCGCTAGCTTGTTTGTTATTTCCCCTATCTTTTTTTCCGCCTCCTCTGCAACCTTTACGCGGTCGGCCTCTGCTTTGCCCTGTATCTCTAATAGCTTGCGCGCGTTATCGGCCCTCAATATTTCGATACGCTTGTCTATTATCGCTTCTTCCGTTTTGCGGAGTTCACCACGAGACGTAAGCGCCTTGCGTTCAACTTCCAACGCGGCAATAGCGTACTTTTCTTCGATGGCAATCCGTGCCTTTGCGCGCTCCTCTTCGGTTGCAAGACTATCAGCTTTCAACAACTCCGCTTGCTTTGCTTGTTCGGTATTTAGGCCCCGCAGTTCCTCGCGCGCTTTCTTCAGAGCTTCGGCGTATGCCTTGGCTTTTTCCGGGTCGGGTGGGGGCGGCTGTTTCTTTAATTCATTGTTCAAATCCTTTTGAGCCGCGGCCTGTTCCCCGGTTGCCTTTGCGGCGCCTTCTGTGGATTTCTTTACTTCATTGGCGGCGTCGGCGTTGCCTAGCAACGCGTCTTTAATCTTGCCTAAATCAAACGAAGCAATAGCCGAAATAAGATTTGATATGTACGTTACTGCTTGTGCGGCCGCGCTTACTATTCCCGCAATGGCACCGACGACCAATTCGATAATTGGCACTAGCTTATCCAGCGCAAATGCCAGCAATCCAACCGCCAAATTCAAAGCAAGCATTATTGCACGATTGGTTACAATCGACACAATCAATTTGCCCAGAACGCCGGCAACCTGAGCGATGACCGGCGCCAACTTCACAAACAAGTTTGTTATGATTGGAAGTATCGGCGCCAGCCCTTGAATGAGGGCCGGTAAAAATTGTTTCAACGCATCAGCTACGGCGTCGATAACGATCGTTAGCGGCTCCAATGCTACGCTAATGATAGCCGTCAGCGGCTCAATAAGCATTGTAACCAAATCAAGTAACGGCGTCAATACCGCGTCCAATAGCTTAGTCAATGGGCCGGCTAACTTTTGAACCACCGTAACCACAAGACCGCCTATCCTTTCAAGGATTGGAGCAAGCGGCGTAAGAATGCTTTGCAATACCGGCAACAAAGATTCAAGTATCGGCAACAAAGACTGCGCTATCGGAGCGATCGCGTCCAATAGTTGCGTTCCAATCGTTTGGAACAAATCGCCCAATTCATTTTGGAGCCGGTTCAAAATTCCGCCGGCGTCGCTTTGTTGCTCCTTTACAGTATCGAACGACTTACCGAGAACCTTGTTTGCCTCCGCTAACTTTTCCGTTGGCGATAGGTTCGACCGCAACGTATTTGCTAACTGCGGATATTTTTTTGATAACGCGTCAATAGCGGCCGCGCCTTCCGGGTCCGCAACTCCGCGCGAAAATGCCTTAGCGACGGCCTCACCTTTTACGGCTCCGTCCGTAAACACTTCCAAACCGGCCGATAGCTTCGTCAGATCCTCGGCGCTTTTACCTGTGAACCCGCCCAATGACGCAACCGTTCCGGCCAATTCCCGCGTTCTTTCGGCCGGCAATCCAAGATCGTTTGCTAGATTCTTTGATGACTTGCGTACCTTTTCTATTTCGGCGTCAACGTCGGCAATGCCCTGTTGTTGAAACGCAACCTCTAACTTATCGCCGAAATCATCCGCGGCCTTGGCACCTTGAATAAGATTAGAACCGAGAGCCGCGGCCGCTTGTGATGCAACGCCGCCCAATGCACCGCCGGCAATGGCGCCCAACTTAGACACCTTACCGCCCGCATCATCGACGCCCTTTTTTAGCTTCGAATCATCTACTTTGACGGTTACGGTCTCGGTGCCGGATAGCTTGTCTTTCTTGGCTAGCGCTTCGTCTATTGCGCCGTCGTCAACGCCAACCGTAACCGTAGGTTTGGAGCTGTCTAATTTTTTAGAAAGCCCTAACGCCTCCGCAAGTTTCTTGCGGAATTGTGCTACGTCTAAATCAAGTGATACGGTCGCGCTCTTTGCCACGTTTTACCCTTAGCTTACCATGTCAAGAATGACCGCGCAATAATCGCGCGCGTCTTCGTAGGTGATCGCCTCGTATTCAATAGCGTCTGAATCTACGGCCGTTTCACGTATGCAATCCAGCGCCAATTTCAACGCGCTGATGGTCATTGGAATATGCGATAACGTCCGATGCATTCGAGCCGCGATAACCGTATTCGATCGCGCCCATGTGGCCAGTATCTTTTCCGCTTCGACGCTACCGGCGGTCATGCTTTCAACGGCCGCGGCGAATACCGGGTCACCTTCGATAACGTCCGATACCATGCGCGCTATCTTCTGGCTTTGCGATTCCTTGATAACAACGTTCAACTTTTCAGCCCATGCCGAAAAGAGTTCGGCGTTTGCCGTTGTTAGCGGCTTCGGTTTCAATTTCATTCCCTGCCCTTAGTACTTATTGCGTTTTGGTTTCGGTAGTCTTCGATGTGAAGTGTTTTCAATTGCGTGTGCATGTTCGCCCGCGGCGCCTGTCCACCACGGACGTTTGTAGGTAACGGCCTTGTGAACAAGCATTGCTTCGTAAAATTGGCCGTAGTCCATCGCCAACACTTCGCGGTAAGACATGCCCCACGGTTCGCAAAGTTGCATAGCCAAAGCAACGCCGCGTTGCTCCGTTGGCAAAGTATCGACATAGTTGTCGTCCAAATCCAACGTAAAACGGTGATCGTCTGAAGTGAAACCGTATCGGTCCATAACCTGAACCGACGCGATACGCCAATTTGAAGCGCGAAAAACTCGGTAATACACGTCATTGCCACGCCTCGCAAAATCGGGTCACCCACGCGGCCACCTCCGCGGCCGTTACGTTTTGCCAGAATTCGGAATCTGTGGTTGTCAATTCCCTCGCATTGGCCCCGTGCGCGCGCTCTAACGCGTCCAAATCGGCGCAATGTCGGATTGTATCTATTCCAATTTTGAGGCCCTCTAACGTTGCCGGATAGGCGCCGAAATCAAAATAGAGTTGCCGCGCTACTTCGGGATTGGCTACGAAGTATTCCGACATGATGCGCGTATGATCTTTCTTGGCTGTCTCGTTTGCCATTTCGCGCGTTAGCGGTTCCGTTGTTGCCAGCCCCTCGCTTGTCTGATGTTCCCGAAATGCCGCGTCATTTGAAAGCATCGTATCGACTTGCTTTGCAAACCATACGTCAGACGGCCGGCCGAATTCGTCGATAAGTTCCGACAACATCGGGTCGGCTACCCTTAGACGGGCAACCGTTCGCATCATGCCGACGGCGTTCTTTTCTTGTGTGAACGCGCGCACCTTGTCAAAGTGCGGTCGTATAACATGCTCGTTTGCTAGCGTGATTGGCAACGGTTGAATATCTGCTATCGTGAGCATTGTGTGGTGTTCCACGTGAAACAATATGGACGGGACACAACCGGCCGGGTCCGGGCAGGAAAGCACCGGCCGGCGGTCCCTTTAGTTTACTGTACTTGCCATGCTCCGTACGCTTCCGTTGTTGCAACGGTTACGGCGGATGATGTGGTTCCGGCGGCGGTGAAATCCTTTAGAACGCCGGCGGCAAATTGCAATGGTTGTTCGATCTTCTGCGCCGTAGCAACGAGCGACGGTTTGATGTACGAACCGGCGGCAAAGTTTACCGAACCGGACGATTGCGCCAAAGCGACAAGGCCAGTCCAGAAAAGTTGCTTACCCGTATCCGTACCGCCAACGATCTTCGGCCCCTTGAAAGCGGCCGCCAATACAGTAGCGTTCGCAGACGCTCCGAGCTTTTGCGTACCGTCTTCCAACGTTAGGTCTTCCGGAGTTACTCCGGTTACCGCGCCGGCGTAGGTTTTCACGAACGTGAAGAATGCTGAATCCGCTTGGATTTGATCCAACGTAAAAGTTGCTACGCCCGCGTCATCCTTTGCGGCGTCTGTTGAAATTTGCCCTTGACAAGTGTAAACGGGCGTAGTGCTTGCTAGGGTGGTTTGTGTCGAACCTACGGTAACGGTATAGAACGCCGCAAGGGCGCCCCCGCCGATACCGTAGCCGCTAAAACTTCCGGCCATGTTTGTTCTCCAATGTTTGAATAGTGACCAATTCCCGCAAATACACGTCGGTATAGTACGGGTGCAATGAATGACGTTCGGTATTCTCCGCTAACCATCTGCCGATCAGTTTGGCGTTGCGTCGAACCTTAGCCAGTAGTTCGGCGTCCGATAACGAATACCCGTTATGGACGACCGTTATAGTTGTGTCCACGATGCTGTAACCAGCGCCGCGGACGGAGTGTGCTATTTGTTCATGTGCGTACCCTTCCCACTCAAACCCGCAATTCAAACGATACAAACGCAGCTGTTTGATAGCGATATAGTCCGGGTCCTTACCTTCCATGATTTGAGGATAGCGCGTCATTGACGATTGGGCGCAATGGAAACCACCAACGCCGCCGCCATGCGCTAGAGTTGCGTATGCAATTCCATCGTGTTGCGCCTCACACAACATTTCGTCCGCGTCAATCCAAAAACCCCACGTTTTCGTAGATAACGTATGGCAAAGGTTGCGCGCTTGTGCGAAATCAAATTTACCCTTTGGATACGTCCAAAGCCGGGACCGTATCGTACGGCCGTCATGCTCTGCAACATCGACCGGCGTTATCGTGTCCTCATCCGGTCCGCCCTCTTTATTCAAGAGGATGCAGACTTGCGCCGTCTTTGGTAGCGACGACAACGTTAGTTGCAACTTTCCCGGCGCTACGTCCTCCGGACGTGCTATAATCATGAACGAAACCGGGAACGTATCGCGCGCGGGTTCCGGCTCCGTTGCCATGATCGGCGCTTCGCTCACATGTTTAATCTTCGTCGGCTTCGCCGCTTTGTTGCTCGTTACTTTGGTTGCCATTGCCTGCCCTTACAATGAATAGGTTTGACCGAATACGACCGTAACCGATACTCCAATTCTGATTTTGCCGGAACCGTCGTCGAAATCTCCGACGTTACCATCTACGGCTATTGCAAGAATGTGGGTATTGTAACGGCCGTCGTTGCTTACTTCTAATTCGTTAACGTCGTAGGTTTCCAATCGGTATTTGATCCGGCTCACAATGTCCGCCGCCGCCTCGGTTTTGATTCCCTTTTTGCCCGGGTCCTGATTACAGACAGCATTGCAAAAAATGTCAACTTCGGCCGTCCCCATACCCGAACCGCGCCGCGCTTCGTCGCTTGTATCATAGGCCATTGACGCAACGTATGGATAGCAAACCGTTTTGCCACTTACAAACATGTCCTCGGAAAACACGTATGCAACCATTAATTCGGGGTCGGCTTCCAATATCGAAGCAACGGCATTGCGAATTGCGGCCATTGGCGATGCGCTCACTTGGCCCCCAGTTTGATTTTGATTTGAACCAATAGTTCATCCACGAACGCCGCATAGCCGGCCGGGTCGTCTTGGAAATCCTTAATACCGGGTCGCAAATATGGACGCGCCGGCATGGTTATTGAGTGCGCTTTGGTGCGCGGTAATTCGCGCCCTGTCTTGGCAAAGTATTTGCCCGCTGATTCGTTGGAAACGAACCGCGTTTTGCCTTTGCTAGTGAGATACGCCGTGCCGCCCGGGTGTTTGATGGTGCCCCCGTATTCGTGCAACACGCCGTAACGCAGATCGCCCGTACGCGGCCCCTGTTTTACTTGCGTCTTAGGGTCAAAACCGAATTTGATATTGACAATGCTTTTGCCGCCCAAACTGATTTCCGACACGTTGCCTTTTCCGCCCGGCGTGAGAGCGCGCGTAAGGTTGCCATATAACGTCCGTAGTCTATCGCCCTTGTTTGGCGGCAGACGACGAACGCCCTTTTTACCAACCTTTGGTTTGGTAAAATCCATTCTGTCGAGAACGAACGCCGATATTTCAAACGGCAACGTTTGGGCGCCCTTTTTGACAATGCCCAAAATATCGCGTTCCAACCGCGCCAAACGTTCGCTCATATCGCTCATATCGTCACCCTGCGGTATGGTGTCAAACGCGGCATGATGCGCGCGCGCATGCTTTGGATTGTCTTTGACATTGACGTTCCGCCTGCGCTCTCGGATATTGCCGATACTCCAAAGCGCGAACCGCTACCGGCATGCGTTGTATTGTAATACATTTCAACTACCAACTCGCAAGCGCACATCTGAATAACACGCGGAACGGTCGTATATCCGAGCGTTGCCGTTATTTGATATTGCGCGTCTGTCCACGTGCCGGTAGTTGCCAAGTGTTTCACGCTGTCAATATCTACGACCGATGCCGTGTCTGTTATCGCCGCGAATGCGTCTGTAAAGTTGGCGCGAGATTGTACCGTTGTGAGCGTCATCGGCACCGTGTAGCCAGTACGCAATAGGCGGTCGCTTGTTCCCAGTTGCGTCCATGTTGTCGCCGCCGATATTATCGGTTGGTCACAGATACCTTCTATTTCACCTTGTGCGATTTCGATAAACCTATCTAGCGTCTTGTCTAACGTATTGTCAGTCAACGCGATATTCAGGTAATCGGTTTTGATTTCGTCGCGGCTACAAATGGGCATGGTTTCACCGTTGGTAAATACGGCCGGTCGTAATTATTACGGCCGGCCTCGTGTTCACTTTTTATCTGCGGTCACGAAAGATTGATAGATTGACACAACGCCCCAAAGAACGCCGGTTATCAATGATTCGTCAACGTGTCCCCACGCGAGACCAAAGAGCGTAGCAATTTGCAAGCTTACTTTGACCACGCCGGAGATAGTTGTTTTCAGATCGCCCATTATGGCGCCTTTCAAGATAGTGTATAGATACGGCAGTAGAGTTATCTTCTGCCACAACGTCAAACCGCGTTTGCGCGGCTCGGTTACTTCGTCAACATTTGGAGCGCGTCGGTACAACATTGTAGGTTCGTCGTATTCCAAACGTTTAATCTGTCTCGGTTGAACCTTCGTTATCGGTATGCGTTCACCGTCTTTCAACGCGCGGCCCTTTCTTCCAATCGTACCAACCGTTCAACGATATTGATGATCTGACGTGACGTTTCCCGGTCGCTTTGCTGAAGTTGCACGATCGCCTCCGTTGCACCTTTCAATGTTTCGTGCATGGCCAGCGACACTTCCAACGCGCGGTCGGTCTTGGTTACTAGGGCCTTCAGAAAATACCCTACCGTAGCCACAAGACTGGTGATAACTACGCCGATGAAGAATTCAGGTGTCATGGTTGCGTCTCCCCCCACGGCATTGGTGGTGCGGGCTTCGGTGTGAACGGAATCATGGGCAGTTCTTTGATCCACAGAAAGTCAGGATTCGCACAATACGCCACTTCCTGCGCTGAAATAATCCAGTTGTCGTCGATGTCTTGAATAGGGTTGAAGTACGAATCCTGCAAGAACGTCTTGCCCCGCAGTTCTTCGGCCTGCCACTCAGTAAGCAGAGCGCAATATTTGACAAGATCGACGATGGCGATTTGTGATAATAGGTAGGTTGTCATACGGCACGGCCTAGAAATTTTTGGTAGCGATCGACGCAGTTGTAAAGAAGTGTAGCTTCGGTGTCGGTAAAACCATCCCCCAGAGATGCGAAAGCGCATTCTTTGTTGTCATACTCCACCGCTGGGATAAATGCAGGGCTACGTAACGCACCAATAAAAACATTTTGCGTAGAATTTAGTTGATTGACGCCAAAGCTAGTTTGAGAACTGGGGGTTAATGAAACACCATTGCGATACATCTTGCGAACTTTTGTGGCTGTGGCATTTGCAACAAATAATCCTGTTGAATCTGTGATTGTAAAATATGACAGGCCAACGTCTGGCGATGATATAAGAGTTAGGCCGCGATTATCTGTATATCGTAAGGTCATTCTAAAGTATTTACCTACTGATGGCGAAGCTCCGTCATCACAACCGATGGTGGTTGCATTTCGAGCGCTATTAGTTCTCGAATAGTACAACAAATGAGCATTATCATCGCTCATATTGAGGCCGGGTTTGAAAAACGTGTCCGCATACGCATTGGTGCCGTTCGGCAGCGCGCCCGTGCTCGAATGCGTCCAACCACCTGCAAACGTCAGACGGAATGCCGCATCTGTATCCCGCGGGTCTTTCAGATTCCACTTATGCGTCGTAGCCGTACCACCAACAAACGGATATATCGCTTTCATCTTCGTCCACAAGCGAGCTTGCTTCAAGTCCCGCACAAGCTGGATAACCGCTTCTTGTTGACGTGACGACGTAATGCCTGCCGCATCGATGAAAGCCCATGCATCGCGCTCACGTGGCAAAGCTGACGTGCCCTTCGGAGTGCGAAGTGATAACGTGTTATATCGTGCCGACCTTACACTCATGCGGTCAGCTCACATCCGAAAGCTGAGAACGAAACGGATGTTGCATTCGACGAGCGCACCGTGATGACGTCCGTAGCCGCTAGCGTGATACCCAGCACTAGCGTTGTGGAATCATTGGCCGCGATGGTCACGTCATAGGCAATGTAATGCTGGTTAGCAAGTGACGCCCCCGCAGGACGTATGGCGATGCGGTACGTGTATGCTGTGGCGGTGATGTTCGCCACCGTGATGCACGATACAATCGTCTCCGTTGACGATGGTACTGTATAGATGTCGGTTGCGTTGGTGTTAGCTGGGCATGACTGCCCAAGAACCTTGTAAACTTGTCCGCTTGGCATTAGCCCCCCATAAGGAGAAAGGGATGAATCGGAGTCGGCCCACCACCAGACGGAGCCGCCCACGTCTGGTCACCACGCAGGAACGTCGTAGCGTCAGCCGTGCCGGTTCCGAGACGTGCGGTTGCTATCGTTCCGGTCGTTATATCGCTTGCGTCAATATTGATCTCATCAGAGCTTTGCAGTTCCTGAATCTGACCAGACGCTAGGACCAATGGTTTCTTAACTGCCATTATGTTTCCAGTTTGTCAAACCATGTTCCCGAAATTCGTTTCGGGAACATCAGGCCAGCGTGATTGGTTGCTGTTCTTCGAAGTTGATTTCGGTTGCCGACAAAGCGATTCCGACTTCTTGCGAAAGATACCCCGATGTGCTAGGCGCAGTTGAGACAATGTCACCTGCGCTTGAACCGCTCAAATAGTAAGGAGCGCCGGGTGTCAATCCAGTAAGTCCTGTAATTGTACCATCAAGATATACCGTGGCGTTTGCAGGACTTGTTGTAGATGCAATAACAAAGCCGTGCGCGCGGCGTCCATTGCTTGCGTCTGCCTTGCGTACCTTAACTGTTCCGCTGTCATTCCACAGATTCACGAGATCGCCCGCGCTCAGGTTCTCGGATGTGGCCGCAACCTTTACAGTCGCCCCAATGCCTGATGGCAATACTGAATTGTCTAGCTTGCCCGATCCGTCGAGAGCAACAATCTTGCCAGCCTCGGTAGCGCCTGATGATGATACGGTAGCTTCGACTTCTGCCAGTTGCCCCGCGTTGTTTTTAATGTACTTTTCTGCCATGTTTACACCGTTTGAATAGTTGTGTCAATGTCAATTTGTAGCGTCGTAGCCGTAAGCGCTCTGCCCACGTGCACGACGATAGCGCCGCCCGTAGGGGCTGTTTGTGTTAGTTGTCCGTTCGTACCCAAATACACCGGGCCTTTTGTCCATGACCAAAACGAGTCCGCTACAATGCCCGCCGTTCGCACGGAAACCGCGTTACCTGCGGTTGCGGCCGTCTCGGTTATACCGACTACCACCGCATCCGATAACGTCGCGTTAGATGCCAATACGGCGTTTCCGTTTGCATCGGTGGTAACCGCGCGCAATGCCGATAGATTGACGCCCGCGATCAATGAAACGTCCACATTCAACGGAACCAAACCGCCGGACTGAATATCCAACGTAACCTGCGGATATTCAATTTCAATCGTTGGCGAAGGTGTATTGGCTACGCTGATATTGGGGCGCTCTATGATTACCGTCGTTGACATTATGCGGTTATGTCCTCCAATACGGAAACGTCTCCGCGTAGTAACTCTTCTGCAATACCGGATTTGGTTTGAACAAACGACCAAACGTATTCAGTCCCGGCAACCAATGCCGACGTACCCGCGGCCGTGTACGCTACCGATACCTTGCCATTGGCCGCGTCGGCAATCGTACACGTCGCCGTTGCCGCCAATGTTCCCGTAGCCGTCCGTATTTGTGATGCGTAGGTTCGGCCCGTGATGTTCGCGGCCGTACCGTTTTCAATGATAGTCAGAGTATCCGCGAACGCTTTTCCGCGGACAATCGTAATTGCAACCGTACTACCGGCGTTGGTAAGTTTTGGCGCCGCCATTATCTACCCTCGGAATTTACCACGGCCCCGCATTGGGGCCGTAGTGAATGCCAATTAGACAATAAGATTTGCGGCGGCTCCGCGGCCTGCGGCCGTAGATGGTACGGTAAGAGCGTCGGAAAGTTCGGCCCATGCGGCAATGAACGTTCCGGCGGTTCCGTCGCCTGCGGTAGCGGCCAAATCAATATATCGCTTGCGTCCCTTCAGATCGACGAAAAAGACGAAAAACTTGTTATCGTCGGAAGCGGTCGGGAGCGCCGACGTAGCGCCCGTATCCGGATTTACCGAAGTTCCAAAAATGGCACCGGTAATATCCGTCGCTCCGCTCATTCCGCTGTCGTCTGATTCTGTCAACTTAAGAGCGGTCATAGCGATATCGGTATCTCCGAGATATACGACCACTTTCATTTTGTTGAATCCGAACGTGTCAACGGCCGTTGTTGTAACGGCGGCGTTGTCAACGCGCGCGGCCGGCGGCGTAATACCAACCAGCTTGCTTTGTTGTAGGATGTTCATTAGTTAGTCCCTTCGTTTAAGAATTCTTTGTAACCAGAGCGGCCAAAGCGCCGCGCTTGCGATTTGCGGCCGTCGATGATGCGTTGCCAACGTTCCACCAATTCAGACCGTAGCGGGCCGTTGACTTCCAATAGAGTTCGTCGGACAGGTAGCCCGCCTCTTGTGACGGTGTGATCGAAAGTCCAAGACGGTCGTAGAATAGACCGGCCTGCGTACCATCGCCAAAGAACGCAACGAATGCGTTGTTTTCAGCCGTCAGAATTGGAGTGTACAGTTCGTCAGTAAACACCACCTCGAAACCGTTCAGGAACGTACGCGGCAGACCGTCAACAACTTGCGTTGTCGTGTTGCCTGCAACGCCTGTAATGAGTGGCGAAATTTGACCGTACCAAATCTGCGACGGGATGTAAAATTTGTTCGTCATCCCCGGGAACGTCGCAACCTTGCTTTGCATCTTGATAAGATCCGATACCGTGATGCTTGCGACCGTTGCGCCGGTAGCAACTTGGATACCGGCGGCGTATGCCTTGTGGCTGTCGTTGGTGAACGTTCCACCGGCTCCGGTTACCAGCGCCTTGAATGTTTCATTGATACCAACGAGGCCGTTATACGTCGATGTACCATCGCCCAAAAAGATACATTGATCCTCTTTGACGGCATGCGCGTAACCGTGGTCCTTTGCGATCTCTTCGGCCAATCCCACGTAGGCGTCTTCCGTGATTTCAACGGATGCTTTCGTGAGCGCACCAAACTTTTTAGCCGTTGCGCCTACGCGGTCAAACTTCACGTCTGACGTGTTGTATGTTTGGCCTTCGCCCAATGGGAGAACGTTAGTACCGCCAAGATTGCGGTTACGTTCGAAACGCTCCGTTGAACCGGTGCGGGCTTCCATCATCGACCGACCAACTCCGCGTTCTTCGCGATAATATGAAACGGCGGCTTCGAGTTCCGGCACAACTAGGAAACCTCCGAGCGTGTCCGAATCCGTGCCCTGATCCTTGCGGCGAAATTCGATTCCGTTGTCTTTGCAAAAGTTCTTTGCGCGTTCGTCTCCGAGGAGGGCGGCAATAGAAGCGCCGGCGCGATAGGCGGCCTTCTCTGCATTGGCGCCGTAATGCTTGAATGCCTTACCCTTGTACGGGCGGCGGCTTACCGTTACTTCAGATGCTACCGTGTTGCCAGATGGTACCGAGAACGAACCGCGGTAGTTGTCCATTGCGGCGGCGTTCTTTGTTTGCATGTCGATAAGTTGGCGCTTTGCGCGGATTGCGTTCTCGCATTGCGTCAACTTTGCAAATGCCTTTTGCGCGCCATCAGCGGCGGCAGAAACCATTTCGGCCGTTGCTTCTGCGCTCGTTGCCTCTGCAATCATTGCCGCGATTTGTTCGCGTAGCTTGGCAACTTCAGCGGCCATAGCTTCCGGCGTTTCAAACGTTCCGGCCAATACGGCGTCAATCGACGCCAATACGTCATCCCATGATTTAGTTTGCATGGTGTTAGTTCTCCGATGGTTGGTTGAATGACTGCATAAGCAATAGGAGTTGCGCCCGCTTTGCCGACGTCGTATCGGTTATCGGTTCGCTTTCCTTATGCAGTTCGTATAGTGATTTGGACGCGTCTTTCAATTGATCGGCAAGTGAAAGAATCATCCCCCGAATGCGGGAATTAAGAACGCGGCCGGCCTTTTGTTTCATGTCCGCGAACGCGTGGGCATGTTCCTCTGCATTATCTACCAACGTAGATAACGCGGCTAGCTTGTCCTCAATCCGCATGCTTTTTACTGATTGCGTTTGCGTTAGCGAATTGGCCCCCAGCGTAACCGGTGACCATTCGTATATCTTCACTTCGTCTAGATTCTTCGTACCGTCGGCGTTCGGCGTCGTCATCACTTCGTCGTAGCCGAACGAATACTGATTGACCGAACCGAATTTGATATGCTCGTAAGCATCGCGGCCGGCTGTTGTTGCCAAGTTCAAAAGCCCTTTGGCAAGCAATCCGCCATTGTCCCGAATGCTGATCGGCAAACGAGCATCGCCCGCCGGGACCTCTTCGATAGATAGCGTTTTACCAATCGGTATCGTTAGGTCATGTTGCCAGACAACGGCCGGCAAAAACGAGGCGATGGATTTAGAGAACGCGCCGAATTGTACCCGGTCTCCGTAGCTATCGACGTTGTCGTAAACAGATACCCACGCTTCTATTTCGCCCTCAGTATCGGTTGCTTTCCATTGCGTGGGAAACGATTTGTATTTCATTGTTGAATCCTTGATTTACGCGTAGGGCGTTGAACGCATCGGCAGTTAATCGTTTCCGCCGGGTCCGTTCCAATACCGGGGCCTTTGGTTATTCCCGGGTTGTATTGCGTCCATGATTCGCCGACGTCGATAGATAGCCCGTCTAACTCTTCATGCGATTCGCGAACATCGTCGTCGCGTTGCGATAGCCAGACCATAGCGAACCGTTTGTTTTCGTCCGGCTCGCGTTTGTTGACCTGCCTAATAGATTCGTTCTGTACTACCGTCGATTGCGCCCGTACGGTTGTCCGTGCAATCGTTGCCGCGCGCGACGCTGTTATGCTTTCAAACTTGGCTGTAATCTTTGACGTAATCGCGTCCACGTCCCCGGCGTTGTCCTCTGCTATCTTGGCAACTTCCCGCTTTAGCGTCTCACAACTTTCTTTCATCATCTTGTTTGTTTCGAGCGATTGCGCGCCGATGATTTCGTCTATCGCGGATTGGACCGTTGCAAGATCGACGTTTGCGCTAGTGATCGTCATTTCGATAATCTGCCTAGCTAGCTTGTCACGTACCGCCTTAGTTGCGGTCATGTACCTGTTTACTAGCTCTTCCACCTTGATACCATCGGCCGGGTTACCGCGGCCGGAGCGCGCTTTCTTTTCCGCGCCTCGCTTGGCCGAATCCATCAACTCGACTACAAACGGCTCCGTTTCGGATACCGAACGTTTCAATATGCGTTCTTCGTCCTGCCACGATTTAACGGCGTAACCTTCGTCCCATTTGATACGGCCGCCTATCAAATCAAATTTCATTTCGGCCGGCGCGCCGCCTGCAACTTGGCTATCCGGTCCGGCATCGGCGGCAAATCCAAAACCAGTTGGAGGCGGAACAACTTCATACGCGTACTTGTCTCCATCTTCCACGGGTTCGAATCCCAAACGAGAACGCGTTTCATTCAAGGTAATTACGTTGGCGTTGAATTCTGCAATGACCGGATAGATAACCGAATCTACATCCGGTTGCAGGGCCTGTACTTGCGTCGTATCGAAAGCAAGTTGAATACCAGGGTATTCCTTGCCTAGTCCTGATTCTATTTGTTCTTCTATGGAGTTCCAAAACGGGACGCGCGTGAGCGTCGTGTATTCGGCATATGCCGTTTGAAGGTTTGAGTAGGTAGATACAGACAGGCCGGCAGATGATCCGATAACGGCCGGATGAATACGAAACGCCGCGCAAATAGCGGCCTCTAATTCGCGTATTGTTTCGGTCGCTTGAATTTGCTTTGCGTCCAATCCCATTTGGACGTAGGACATTCCATTAGCCAGTACCAACGGCTCCGTACGTTCACGTCCTTTTGCATCACGGCGCTTTTGTAGCTGTTGTTTCAACGACGCAACCGTACCCGACGGTACTTCGCCGGGCGCCGTCAAAATACCCGATGGCACCATGTTAGACGCAACCAGCGAATAAATAGACGATTGCAGTTCGTTGTAGGTTTGGATTTTATCCCAACAAACTTCGATCGGGCTCATTCCCATATCTAAGGCGAGCGGGTCGATATACAACGGGTGTCGAAGTTGGATTACGTCCGTTGCTAGCCAGTTTTGCGTCACGCCCTGCGAGCTGTATTGATAGCCAATTATCCAGCCGTTTTCGTCGCGTATTGGTCTCT